CTCCAAAACGAGCCTTATCGTGCCCTGCTTCAACGATGGCTTCGTCAATGAACTGTGCCAAATTAATCTTAGACTGGTTCTTGCACTCAACTGCAAAGCCTGGGATACCAACGATGTCACCTTTGTCTTGCTGTACACCTGCACCGTAACGTCGATCAGCTTGGGGGAAGCCATTGTCTATGAAGTAGTCGGCAACGTCGCGTTCAAACGCTGAGCCTTTGATCTTGTTGGGATTAACCATGAGCCTTAAGCATCTCCTTAAAGCCCTTAGGCATTGGAACGGCTACCTTAGCACGTTCTTCCATCTCTTTCTCCCAGTCTTTAGTTGGCTGTACTAACTTAGGTGCCACTGGCATTGTCTTTGTCATCTTGGCGTACATGGTGTCGTAGTGCTTACGCAACTTCTCAGGTGAGCGAATGTTGGTCAGCCAGAACTCATCATGTTGGCACCAATTAATCATCATTAGCACCTCAGGCTCGGTGTGGTTGTCCAGCCTAAGTAGTCGCTCCATGGTGGCTATGGCTGTCCTGTTGACCACAAAAGCCTTGAACTTATTGGCTTGTATACGCTCGTTCAGGACAGTGCACAGACGTTCAGCAGCGAGCCATGTCTCTGATTCCTCTGCCCGTGCTACCTCTTGTATTACATTTTGTATTACCTGTGGCAGTTCATAGACCCAGCGCTCAACCTTAACAAAGCGTCCTGCGTCGTCGTGTACCTGCTGAGACTTCAGGTAGCCTGATGACTCCAGCTCGTTTAGTATCTCGTACACCTTGTCACGCTTGGCAGATGGTGACTGCTGAATCAGTGCGTTAGGCTGCACTGTCCAGGTACTTGGCTTGGATAGCAGGTAGGACAACATGCCCCTTGCTTCCCACGATAAGTCTTTGTTGCCTAGTGTTCGGTTATCAATGATCGTGAAGGAATCACGAAGGTCATCGGGCGCTCTGCGTATAGTCATTTAACATCCTTTTAGGTTGTTTCTTTGCCCACTCAACACGGGCATTAACAATGGGTATATATTCTTTTGTTATTTCGCAACCAACCCATTTGAATCCTTCTAGTTGAGCTGCCACTGCCGTAGTGCCGCTCCCCATGAATGGGTCTAAAACTCTCCCATGGGGGGGGGTTACAAGTTTAATAAGGTATTGCATAAGTTCAAGTGGCTTTACAGTGGGGTGAAAGTTCTTACGCTTAGGATTGGAGAAGGTACGGTCAGGGCAATCACACCCATCTAAAGTACTTGCACCACAACTTTCGCAAGTTCTCGCAAGACCATTGCCCTTAGCAGCAATCTCAACTTCAGGCAACGCATCTAAACCAGCATTTCGCTCTTTTTGGCTAGCCTTGGCACAATAAAAAAACTTAGACCATTCTTCGCTAAGTCCATCGTGAATTACATTTGTTGGCCATCGTTCTCCTACCCTTGAACCTTCTATGTTCATAGCACCAGTACCGTATTCTTCTACGTTCTTTGCAACAGTTCCAATCAAAGGCTTTCGAGCAACAACAATAGGTTCGTGAGCTGGTTTTAACGCTGAATAGTGTTTAGGGAATCCTGAGCCATACAACCACATAATCTGATCGCGAATTTCAAAACCTGCTTCCTCAATAGCACAAACAAGTCGGTGATAAGTACGTGTTCCACCAAAAGCCAACAAATAACCACCTGGCTTTAGAACTCTGTATACCTGTTCCCACATAGCAACGTGATAAGCAATGCCAGTGGAATCCCAACCTTTTCCTAGAAACCCTAATTCGTAGGGTGGATCAGTAACTACTGAATCTACATAATTGTCTGGATAAAACACACTCATCATTTCTTTACAATCACCTTGCATTAACATCCGTCCTGCCATTCTGGGTATAGACCCCCGTTGCGTTTGTAGTAGAACACTGCCACAGCTTGTTGCTGGTACACGTCTGCTTCGTTTGATGTAAGTGGTAGCCCCTTAACGTAGTTACGAGCGTATTGCCAAATCTCAGGCATGAACTGAAACATACCCTGGGCGCCTGATACCACATTGGTATCAACTACCTTGCCACGACTCTCACGGTAAGCAACACAAGCAAATCTCTTTTGTGCTTCCAACGGCAGTGATAGCAGTGGTGGTAAAGGCATGGCTGTCTCCACCAGTATGGGTTGGTCCGATACAGCGTGTATCCCTACATGGCTGCTTGTTATCGGCACCAGCCCGACAATCGTAAACGCGGCTACTGCCACGGACTTAAACATTAAACTACTTCCTGTCGTATTTTGTGTGTAATCTTTGCACATTCCCGACATCTTCTGTCACCTCTAGGAGATTTATAAAGATTGTCGCCTTCATAAGCATGGCCTCTAACGCAATGCGTTTTTAAAGAATTACCATTATTACTAGCATTTTCTTCATTAGTCAATAACTGAAGATGATTAGGGTTCACACACTTACGATTGCGACATAAGTGATCAATAGTCATACCTTCAGGTATAGGACCATTAACAGCAACCCAAGCAACTCGGTGAGCGGTTGTATTAGCAGATTTCCCTGAAACATACCAACCAATCTGTCCGTAGCCGTGTGTACCAATACTTAAATTCCATTCCCAACATTTCTTTTTGCTACGTGTATTTATGCCGTCAAATATTCGGTCTATGACACGCTGTGGAACTGGGTATTTTGAAGATACGAATGATTTAATCATTTTCAAAAAGGTTCCTCTAAAGCATCAAACGTGCTGGTGAGTACATCCACCATCGCTGCCCTTGTGTCACTGTTCTTAAGCACACCGTAGGCAATCTTCTTGCCTGATGCAATCTGCTTCTCACTGAGTGAACCCTTTGATGCCCACTGCTGAGCAAGGCTCGCTAGGAACTCATTGTCAGGTGACATGTTCGCTGCCTTTATGATGTCAGCAATGTCCGGTGGAGCGTCGCTTGAATCAACTGGAGCTGATGGCGCAGACTTGGTAAACGCTGGCTTTGTAGACTTCGTGAATGAAGCCTGTGCAGCCTTGTTGCCGTCATCGTCATCGTCAGCCACTAGACCAAGGGCAGACATGTAGGCATAACGTCGGGCGTATGTAACAGCCGATCCTTGTGCTTGTGGGTCGTCCTTAGTCATGTGCAACTTCATAGCGTAAGCAATGTACTGACCTGACTTGTGTAGCAAATAGGTAAGCAACTGGTCGCTACCATCATCTGAGTAGGTGATGTGTTGGCTAATCGCTAGACCATTCTTTGCTAGAATTGGACCAGCGTGTTGCACAACGTCGGGCAGTGCTGCATACTTGCTCTTAAAGAAAGGGTTTGTTGACCCCTTCGGTACTGCGCTGAACTCAGCTTGTGCTGCTACAAGAGCGGCGGCTAGTTCGTTTATCTCTGGGCTGTTCATTCTTCTTCTCCTATTTCTCTGGCTGAGACTAACTTAACGTACCCAACACTGTGTACGCCTTTATGTAATGCATCTTCCCAATGCCAATCTTCAGGCCAGGTGCTAGTAAAGCCACCCAACTGGTTGTCATGGTCAACATCAAATTCAATTACTGCACGGTACCGCTTAACTCCTGTAGGTTCGGCCATCATGAGTCACTCCTCTTTTCTAGGTTGCTTTGGTTAATCCATACCTGACCTGGACCATCCTCTAAACAGACTGTGCGAAAAGCGCAATACTCGCACTGCCATGCTCTCCCGTTCGGGTCAAGTTCTTGTAGCCGCCCATCATCATCCAAGGCGATGCGTTCTGGTAAGTAACCGTTCTCAATGTTATAGTGCATACCGTTCATGCGCTCTAGTTCAGCCATTGCTAGTGGCTCCCAAATGGCTCGATCAATGTGAAACTCAGCAAGTACACGGTCATAGCCAGAAAGGTTCATACGTTCAGCCTTCTGCTTAGACAGAGCTTCAAAGGTAATAGAACCCATGATGACTGTCTCAATGTGTACGCTGTCGTCGCCACCTTCAATGCCTAGGGCGTTCATACCAGCCTGGGCAATAGCCTTCTTTGCTGGTCCTTCGGGGTAGGAGAACTCACCCTTCATGCGCTTCCAGCCCACTTGCTTGTCAAAGCCATAGGAGCCCATAGTCTTAAGTTCGTACAGTACGTGAGTGCCACCGATGTAGCCGTAGTCCAACCCCAAGTCTTTCACTGGGATAAATGCGTCACACGATCCACTCACAAAGTCAGAGCCACTCGCCACTTCAAACTGAGCGGTAGGGAACTGACGCAGGATGGCGTCTTGTAGTGCTTCGTGTACGAGCGTTCCAATACCTGTTACCCAGGCACCAGCTTCGTCCATTGGTTCAGTGGGTACGGCATCAAAGGCTGCGTAGCCTTGCTGTCTCCCACACGACCATGCTGACGAGTATCGTAGCGGTGTGTTTAATGCGGTTGGCTTTGGTGTCTGCGATTTCTCCCACAGCTCTTTCACCAAAAGATGAGTTAAAACTATTTTTTTGACTGGCTCCATTTGGAACCCCCTTTCAAGTCACTTATGATACTAACGGGGTGTAACACCCGTGTCAAGCATTGTTTCTTAAATCCAGGTTAGCCCACCAAAGTCTCGATTGTTATTCTTTACAGCAATAAGGTTGGCGTGTACGTAAGAAATCTGTTTCTCCTGATGCCAGGGGCTAGGATAAAACGTCTTGACCCATGAAGGTTGGAACTTTGCTTCAATCTCAGGTACGTACTTACGGTAACTGTCCTCAGTGAAGTACCAAAACGAGTTCTCGTTCCAGAAGGAAACGTGGGTGGGGTCTTGGTGAGCGCCACGGCCACTGCTATCTGGAGTCATGGTTAGAAGCATGCCACCGTGAGCCAATAGTTTCCAAATCTTGTTCATGACCGCTACCTTGTCGGTGATGTGCTCCAAGAAGTCATAGGCACGGATAAGTCCACAAGAGTTGTCTGGTAGGTCAAGCTCTAGGAAGTCGCCAATGTAGTTAACGTTGGGTCCACCGTGAATGTCCACGCCTAGGTAGCCTTCAGGCTTGTCGTGTGCCGCGCCTAGGTCTAGACAGTGCAGTTTACGTCGACGTGCCCAAGCCATTGTGTTGCGTTCAATGTATTTGTGATACAACTCAACAGTTTCCACCTGAATCTTGGCGTTGGTTTCCTGCTGTACTTGTGTCTGGTCGCCGTGGACTCGCTGTAGGTACAGGTTCTCACGGATGTAATAGAACTCACCAATCTGGAAGAACTTAGCCATGATGTCCTGATCGTCCAAGATGTAGCGTGTTGGGTCGTACCCATTGACCTTCTTGTAAGCATCAGCACGGAAAGCACGAAGGTGGTTCGGTGCGTACCAGATGTACGAAACGTTGTGTGGGTACGGTGGGAAGCCAGCGGCGACGTTGTAGCCGTCTATGTCCTTGTATGTCCAGCCGTGGTTGAGGTCAAACCTATCTCCGTTAGGTGTACCGTCAGCGTTGATTTGAGAGAACTGTGAGTAGGTAAACACTACGTCCTCGTAAGTTGCAAACACATGGTTTACTTCTTCTAAGGCAGTAGGGATGAGAACGTCGTCGTGGTCAAGTTCCAAGAAGATGTCGCCCTTGCACTGCAAGATAGCCTGACCCTTGTAGTAGCCAACGCCTTTGCCCTCAGCGGTAGAACGCTGAATCTTTACACGTTCATCTTTAGGACCAGTCCACTCAGCTCCGTTGTTGAGTAGAACTATCCACTCCCAGTCCTCATAGGTCTGCTCGTTGAGTGAGGTGTAGCACTCAGTTAGGTACTTCGGATCATGGCTAGGTGTGAATACTGAAATCACTTTATCTCCCAATTATCTAAGATTTCTTTTAACTGCTTCAATGCAGCGCTGAGTATGTCTAATGACTCCCCGTACCCAGAAGGATCATCAACAACTGCGTCTACTTCATTCTTCATCTTTAATGCTCCCCATTAGTATCCCTGCAATTAGCAGTGCAAAGCAGAATAGCACACCGAAAATGGTTCTCATGACTTCTTCTTTCTTCTCCAGTGAATTGTATTTTTTAAGTAGATAGGTCCGTAGAACAAGCTGGCTATGCAGAAGCCGTACTGGTGAGTGATAAAGCCATAGATAGTCCATAAGAAAGCGTTAATGATAAGGATTATCCATGACCACCAAAGTTTCTGACCAGCCAGGTACGCACCGGTCATACCGATGCCTTCAAGGATGAATGACCACATCATCCACGCCACAAATCATATAGTCCACGAAAAACCCAGCCCAAAGCGCTGCCGGTAATAATTAAAATTATGTAATCCCTCATGAGTTCCACACTGTCTTGTACTTCTTCATCATGAACTGTGTGAGTCGCATGCCTTCGTACTTGCGGCATAGGTAGTCAAGGCTTACAAACATTGGGTCATAGGAGCCATCTTCAACCTCGTGACAAATGATGATGCCACGCCAGTGAGCGTTTCCTTGGTATCCTTTGTAATCTTCGTCGTGAAGATAGCATGCACCGGCAACTAGGCCGTGCTGTGACTTGCCACTAACAAACTTAAGTCCGTAGTCAAGTACTTGCTGGTGTCCCATAGTGAATGAGTGTCCCAGTTTGTTTAGTCGTGCCAAGGCTGAACCGCCAAGTGGCTTACCAGTCATGGTGTTAGCCCAGAAGTGGGCGTAGTAAACTCCGTCTATAGGTACAGGCTTTAGGAACGGGTGAACTTCCCAACCAGTTTCCGCATAGATAAGATCATCCGTCGAAATGACGCCTTCAAGCTGTGCGTCCGACTCCACCGCCCTGTTAATACGATCCTCATGGTTTCCGAGAAGTATATGGCGCTCCGGCTGCCAAGGACGGTGCTTGAGTTTCTTCTTGTGTTTGTTGTAGGCTTCGAGTGCTTCATTTAGTATTAACCATGCTGAGTTCGCTGCCTCAATGTCTTGGGTATAACGACGCCCTTCCATTGACTTCTTGCCTTTGTCATACGACGAAAGACTTGGCATGTCAGCGTGGTCGCCTAGATGAATTATCTTTACTGGCTTATCTCGGAATTGGTCAACAATGTACTGACCTATCCATCGCAAATGGTCCTGTGGGACTCCTGCTTTTGCTTGTGTATCTGGAATGACCACGTGTGTCGTAGGCTTTAATGTGCTCATCGCACACCTGCTTCATAACGCGCTTTGTCGTAAGAAACTTTGCAGGTAATACACAATCTGCCATTACCGTTTTGGCGTCTAGTATTCTCTGGTGTGAACTCATGACCACGAATACAGTGTGTCTTTTCACGGTATGCATTACCTTTACCACGTCGTACATTCTCTGCTTGTGTTACCTGCTCAAGATGTTCAGGGTTTAGGCAGTTTGGTACTTTGCAAAGATGATCAATGACCATTCCATCTTTAATGGGGCCAACGAGCATCTCGTAAGACAAACGGTGTACATACTTAAGTTTACCAGGTCTGGCGCCAAGCCTAACCTGACCGTAGCCTTTACTATCTTTTGAAGCTTGCCAAAGCCAACAAGATTCTGTTTTACTAACTTTTTTCCAGAAATTACATTCTTGTTGTTTGGTTACGATGTGGGTAGTCGGCCTCATGAATCCATCCTTGTTAGGTTGGAATCATTCTACCTTAGGTTGTGCGTAAAGTGGTGGATTACTTGTTGGAAATTGCTGCGGCTACTTCAGCAGGTGTAGTGGTGTAGAGGTCGCCCCAGTCACATGCTTTGGCAAACCCACAGAA